CCCACGGCCGGATCGCCAGCCTATCGCAGTCAGGGCTGCATGTCTGGCCCCGACGCCCAATCTTTTTTGCAGCGCGGGAGGCCGGTTATGGCCCATTGACGACCAGCGCGTGCACCGCGGAATGTCCGCAACTGGCAAAAGCTGACGGTGCGCAACGCAGGATTGACCATCGATTGCAGGCCCTACGAGGATTGTAATCCTCTTTTGATCACGCGCCTTCGAGCACCGTGACGCGCGCGGCGAGCGCGGCGAGCGCTGCCGCCAGGGCGCCGCTCGGCACCGTGAGCTTCACGCTGCAGGTCGTCTCGGACGTGCCGGCGGTCACGACGCAAATGCCGAGCAGCAGGTTAGAGCCCGCGACAGTGGTGACCTTGCTGGTGACGCTGTCCCAGTACGCTGCGTCGCCCTGATTGATCGCACCCGGCGTCGTCTTGGGAAGGGTGAAGACGCCCTCGGTGACCACCTCGACTTCCTCGCCGATTGAGGCGTCGTAGGCGGCGATACCGGCGAGCGCGCCCACCACCACGACGCCGCCGCTCTTGACGTTTGCGGGAGCCACCAGGGTGAGCGTGCTGCCCGCTTGGACGAAGTTCTTTGCCATTTAAGGTTCTCCTGCTGTTGTCAGCAGCCGCGATTTGGCGGCGAGCGAAGGACTACGTTGCGCGGGCGCGACGTGCCCTGCGCCTGGTTGATTTCGTCTTCGAGCGCGGCGATCGCCGTCGCCATTTCCTTGTCGGACTTGTAGAAGGCGCGGCGTTCGCCGAACCAAAGTTCGCGGACGCCCGAACGGCGCGCCGCCTTCGCGGCTTCGAGTTGCGCCTGCAAAGTCGCGAGATCGGCCATGTTATTTGCCTGCGTTTGAGTACCAGCCGCGGTGCTCGACGAAGCCCGCGCCCCAGTCCAAAGAAATGCGGACTTCGAGGCCGTCGACATGGAAGCCGGCGCGGGATTGGATTTGCGGGCCCGGCGCGCCAGACAAATACGCAAACTCCAAACCGTCGATCGAGGTCGGGTCTGCGGTGAGATACCAACGGTCGGCGTCGACCAGGCGCGGCTCGACGACGAGCCGCAGATTGGAGAACGGGTTCACGTTGTCGAGCGTCACCGGCTGGATCGAGGTGAGCGTTTTTTGCGTCGCCGTTTCCATTTCTGGCGGCACCACGACATAGACCGGCTCGACGACGATTAGGCCGCCGCTCGGTCCGGTCTGGCGCCGCATGGCGAGGCGTGCGGCGCTGAGCGTCGTTTCGGACGGCGCTGCGCCGGAGGTGCTGACGTTCTTGTGGGTGCTGTGAAACAACGTCTGTCCGTCCTTCATGACGGGACCGAGGCCGGCATTGCTGACAAGCAAATTGACCAGTGCCTGCGCCTCGAAGTTGGCGGCGGCCTGGCCGAGGCGCCGCGAAATGTCGGCGAAGGCGCCAACGTCGTCGTTGACGAGAGCCTTTCGGGTGATACCGAAAATGCGGCCGAAGCTATCCAATGCGTAGGTCTCTTCCGCCTCTTCCATGGTGCCGCTGCGAAACTCTCCATGCTCGTTGACCTTTTCGAGCGTGAGCCCGCTGCTGTCTAACATCAGCCTGTGCTTCGTCCTGAAATCGGCCGCGCTGGTCTCGCGCGCCAGCCGGCGGATTGCGCTGGTGGCGGCGTCGTAGGACGCCCTGAGCGTCCGGTTGACGCTGTCCGCCAGGATCAAGCTGAAATCGCTGGTCGAGTGCAACGCCCGCTCGATCAGGCTCGCGGACGTGACGCCGGCCAAGCTGACGCCGGCGCGGCTGAGGCAGTCGCGCGCCACTTCGGCGATCGACAAGTCTACGTACGGCCGCGACGCATTGCTCGGCGTGTGGCTCGGTGTGGCGCGAGCGAACAGCGCTTCGCCGATCGCGCGCACCCGCAACTCAGGGCTCGTCGACATGTCGCGCGCGGTGCGCACGTTGGCGGTGGCGCTCCTGATCTGCAGCTCGAAGAGTATCTCCTGCCGCGCGTCCGCGAGGCTGGCTCCGCGATCGATCAGTTGGTGACGGCGTCGTCGACGCCGGCCCGTTGCGCCAGGCCGCGTATCTGTCGATTGATCTCGGCGCGCGGCCCGTCGCCCGGCGCCGGCAGATTGCGGGTGTGCGCGTTTCGATCGGCGGGGACCGACACGAAGCTCGTCTCGCGGATCACCCACCGGGTCGCGGTGCGCGTCCGGTTGCCGGCGGCGTCGCTGCCGTCGCGCCAGGCGGCGACTTCGTAGCCGACGCTGAGGTGTTGGATCACGCCGTCGCGCACGTCGGCGATCACCGGCGCGATCTCAGGGCGGCTGCTGAACCGGATGACGCCGATCACTTCGGACCCTTCGACGCGTACGCTATCGAGCGTGCCGAGCACATTGTCGAGGCCATGCTGCATATGGCTGTCGAGGACGCTGGCGCCGCGGCTTCCCGTAACGTCGAGGCCGGCCGGGTCCAAAATTTCGAGGAAGGCGCCGCGGGCGTCGGCGCGCTGCACCGGTGCGGCCGAAGCGATCACGGCTTCGATCGTCCTCGTCGCGGCGTCGAAGCTCTGGGGCCGCGGGACCGCGTCGCGGACTTCGAGCGCGGCAGTGTGATCACGAAAGAAGAGTGGACTACGGTGTAGCATTGTCGTTCTCCAACTGTTGAGGATTGCCCGCTGGCAGCGTGAGCGGCGTGAAGGTGTCGGCCGCGATCTCAGCGTCAACGTCGTCGGGGTCACGGCCTCTCGCGGCTATCGTCTCGCGGCGCGAGCGCACACCGGCATTTATCAGGAGCGTGTCGGCCTGCGCTTCGCGGTAGGGGTCCAAGCTCGGGAGCGGGTCGTCGAAGAGAAAATCGACCGCGAAGTACGGCGTCGGGTCGCGCTCGAAATTCGGCGCGTGTAGCCGGCCGTACAAGACTTCCAACGTCGTCCACCTCCTCCAGATCGGCCGCAGCAGGCGCGCTATCAGCAGCGTCTCCCTGATCGTCTTGACGCGGCGCTTGAAGCTCTCGACGGCAACTTTCGTCGACGAGTAAGTCGCGGTGGACATGTCGCCGGTCACTAGCTCGTAGCAAAGGCCGCCGGCGCCGACCGCGACCTGGCGCAACATGTGCCGGAGCAGCTGGTCGCAGCCGTCAACGTCTGGCACCTGCGGAAAACTAATCGTGCAGTCAGGCGGCAGAACCCGCAAGACGCCGGGCTCCAAGCTCAACTGTTGCGGGTCGCTGCTGCCGGCGCCAAAGCCGGATTGGCCGCTCGGGTCGACCACGAAGGCGCCAAACAAGCTGGCGGTGGCTGCGCGCTGAAGCAAGTTATCCTGCAGCTGGTCGATCTGCAGGATTGTCGTCAACACCGGCGAGAGCCACGATTGGCCGCGGACCTGTCCAGGCACCTTCGGCTCGAAGACGTGGCACACGTCCTCGCGCGGAAGTCTGATCGGCGCCCACTGTTGCGTGGTGACGATCAAGTCGGCCTGACGTGGGAAAACGTGGTAGCCGACGACACGGCCGCCAACGTCGAACTCGACACCGCTGATTATCCTCTGCAGGTTCTCGATCTCGCGGGTGAGCGCCGGGTCGAGCTGCTCAGGCGACAACAGGTGCAACCGCAATTCGCCGTACCTCGTCGTGACAAATTGATCAAGCAGCTCGCCAGCGGCAACCAGCGAGCGAACGCCGGCACACAGGTGACCGCCGAGATCGTGCAGCTCTTCAATGTCGACGCACTCTGACCAAGTCCGAAAACCATCTTCGAGCGCGCGGCCTCGACGGGGTGTCCGCTCGCGGGCGTCACCCCGGTGCCGCAGAGCGAAGTTGCCCACGTGTCGCTGATCGCGGCGGCGGTCGGCGAGCTGCTGATCAAGAAATGCGAGCGCGCGGCGTCGCGCCAGCGTGTCTGCAATTGCTGCCTTGCCGGCGCCCACGTGCTTGCCCATGCTGGCCACCGGCTCGACGGCCGACCGCTGTCGCCGGCGAGGCGATCAGCGGCCCGGCGCAACGTCCTGCTTATAGTCCGGCGAAGGCTCATCGCGGGGCCGGTTTCCCGGCCAGCGTGGCCATACGCTGCTGGTGAAACAGGGCCAGCGCGTCGTTACGCTCTTTCTTCGCGGCCTCGACGACCTGCTGATGCAACGGGTCGGAAGGCGGCGGAAAAAACGGCGCGGACAAGTCGAGCCCGGCGCGCGCCGCATTCTCTCGGATGCGCCGCAAAATGTCGGAGACGTTCACCCCCGTAAATCTGACCGGCCGCTTGTCGATCGGCAGCTCCGCAAACCTGTTCAGCTTCGCGAAATCGGCGAAGGTGCCGACCGCGACGTGATACTTGTCGCGGTGGAGGTCGGGTGGAAGGCGGTGGCCGATATAGCCCGGCTTTGGCGTGGGCGGTGGACCCTGCTCGAAGACGAACCACCACACCGGCTCGGCGACGGTGTCGGCGAGGCCGACCGCCAGCAGCCAGTTGTCACCGTGGGCCCTGACGAGGGTCGGAGCGAACTTGCGGCCGAACGCCGGCATAAGCTCGTCGACCAGCAGCAAGGCTACACAGTCCAAATCGAGGTAGGTGCCGCCGGCGAGCGGGCCGGCGAGGCCGAACGCCATGGCGTTGTCGCCGCGGCTGACGCGGGCCCTAACGGACGCCGCGTTGACCCCGCTGCAAGCATAAAATTGGGAGGCCGAAAGTGCGCGCATGCAGATCTGCCGTTGGCCGGTAGCCACGGCTTCAAAGACGCGACTACGAAGCCGACCCGCGTCCGGTCGTGGTGGCGCGACAATCCCAACTACAACATCGGCGTGGCAACCGGCGCACCTTCCGGCGTCTGGGTGCTCGACATTGACGGCCTCGAGGGTGAGGCGACGTTGCGCAAGCTCGAGGCCAAGCACGGCGCGCTGCCGCAGTCCGTCGAAAGTGTCACCGGCGGCGGTGGCCGCCACGTCCTCTTCGCCATGCCGACCGACGGCCGGCCGGTGCGCAATTCCGAAAGCAAGATCGGCGACAATCTCGACGTGAGGGCAACCGGCGGCTTCATCGTCGCGCCGCCCAGCGTGCACCCATCCGGGCGCCGCTACACCTGGAGCGTCGACAGCGGCAATTTCTTTGCCCAAGCGCCCTCGTGGCTGGTGGACATGGCAACCGCCGGACCGGCCGAAACTGCCGCCAGCACGCCGCCGGAGGCCTGGCGTGACCTCGTCGAGGCCGGAGCGACCGAGGGGTCCCGCAACGGCACGATCACCCGCCTCGCTGGCCACCTGCTTCGCCGCCGCATCGACCCCTTCGTGGCGCTCGAACTGGTGCGCGCCTGGAACGCAACGCGCTGCGTGTCGCCGCTGCCAGCGCACGAAGTCGAGCGATGCGTCAACAGCATTTGCGGCGCCGAGATGCGCCGGAGAGGGCGCCATGGTTGACGATGACAACATTATCCGCCTGGCGCAGCTACAGGCGCGCGATCCGGCCTGGTTCGTTGATTGCGTCAAGGGCGACAATGGTCGGCCGCTCGCGGTGCTCGCCAGCGCGATCGTAGCAATTGAAGCGGAATGGTCGCGTCACCTTGCCTACGACGAAATGTTGCAGGCGCCCATGCTCATGCTCGCGCTCAGCGACGACGACGGGGCGGACTTCGTGCCGCGGCCGGTCACAGATGTCGACGTAGGTATTGTCCAAGCTCGTCTGCAGCAGCTTGGGCTCAAGCATCTGGGGAAGGACACTGCGCACCAGGCGGTCGACGTGTGCGCGCACGAACGCCGCTTCCACCCGGTGCGCGACTATCTGACAGCGCTTGCCTGGGACGGCACGCCGCGGATTTCCTCGCTCTTCACGCGCTACTTCAGCGCCGAAAATTCCGACTATGCGCAGGCGATCGGCCGCATGCTTTTGATCGGCATGGTGGCGCGCATCTTCCAGCCGGGATGTCAGCTTGACTACATGCCGATCGTTGAAGGCGACCAGGGTGAACGAAAGTCGTCGGCATGCCGGGTGCTCGGCGGCGCCTACTTCTCGGACCACTTGCCGGACATCACCAGCGGCAAGGATGTATCTCAGCACCTCAGGGGCAAGTGGCTGATCGAGGTGACCGAGCTACACGCGCTCAGCCGCGCGGAAGCGAGCTTGCTTAAGGCGTTTGTCACCAGGACCGTCGAGCGCTACCGGCCAAGCTACGGCCGCAAGGAAGTGATCGAGCCACGCCAGTGCGCTTTCATCGGGACGACAAATCGGAACAGCTACCTGCGCGACGAAACCGGCGGCCGCCGTTTTTGGCCGATCAAGGCACGGTCTGTCGACGTTGACGCACTTGCAGGGGATCGGGACGCGCTCTTCGCCGAGGCCGTGGTCCGCTTTCGGCAGGGTGAGCCGTGGTGGCCCGACCGAGACTTTGAGCGCGAGCGAATGGCGCCCGAGCAGGCGGCCCGTTACGAGGAGGACGTATGGGAAGAGGTGATCTTCAAGTTTCTGGAGACCCGCAATCAAACGACCATCGGGCAACTTGCCACCGAGGCTCTGGCCATCGAGACGCCCAGGATTGGCACCGCGGATCAGCGACGCATCGCTGCGGCGCTCGAGCGGCTCGGCTGGGAACGCCGCGGGAAGGACACCAAGGGGCTGATTGCATGGAGGAGACGCGGCGGCTTCGGGAGCCTGTTCGGATGACCCAGGCCACCGGCGCGCACGGAGCACCGGAGCACATCGGAGCACCCGGAGCTTTTCCCTTCCTAGTACATATAAAATGTATGTCCCTAGAAGAGGAAATGCTCCGGGTGCTCCGTGCTCCGGTGTTGGCTGGGGTGAGGGTGACTTTTGCGGGTCCTTCGCCGCCCGGCAAACGCGGGCGCGCAGCACCCCGAAATTTCAATCAGTGGTAAACTGAAAGTGGCACCAATGGCCGTTCACCATCTCACAGCCTTGTCGCTCAGCATCGGCGGCGGAAGTGCCGCAAAGCCGCCGCGCCGACGACGAGGGCGACGGCCGAGACTGGCCGACCAGCTGAACCAGGCCAAGGCGGCCGGCGTCTCCGTGGCTGCCGCGACGGTCGCGCCGGACGGGACCGTGTCATTGACTTTTGGCCAGCCGGCAGAGGTTAAGGGCAACGGCAGAGACAAAAACGAATGGGACGAGGTTTTGAACAATGGCGCGGGTCAAGAGCATGCCTAAGTACGTTAACCGGATCAGGGGACGGGACGGGGTCAATCGGTATTACTACCGGCGACCTGGCCGCCAAGCCATCCGCCTGCCCGACTTGGCGAGCGCGGAGTTTCCTGCCGCTTATGCCGCTGCGGAGGCCGGCGCCAAGCCGATCGTGATCGGCGCTGATCGCGCCGCGGCCGGTACCATCGCCGCCACCGTCAGCACCTATCTTGGCTCGGCGGAATTTGCCGGGCTTGCCGCCGAGACGCGGCGCACCCGTCGCAACATCCTTGAACGCCTGCGCGAGCGACACGGCGACAAGCGCGTTGCCAAGATCGAGCAGAAGCACATCAAGGCGATGGTCGCGGCCAAAGCCGCGACACCGTCCGCCGCGCGCAATCTCTTGCAGGTGCTTCGCGTCCTGATGGCCTTCGCGATCGAGAACGGCATCCGCACCGACGATCCGACTACCGGCGTCAAGCACGCCGAGATCAAGACTGACGGCTACGAGACCTGGAGCGAGGAGGACATCGCCGCCTTTGAAGCGCGGCACCCGATGGGCACCAAGCCGCGTCTGGCCCTCGCGCTTCTACTGCGGACCGGCCAGCGCCGCGGCGACATAGTCCGCATGGGCCGGCAGCATGTGAAGGGCGATCGCATCCGGGTCAAGCAAAGCAAGACTGGCGTCGAACTGATGATCCCGATGGGCGCCGATCTGCGGGCTGCAATCGAGGCAACACCTTCCGATCACCTGACCTTCCTGATCACCGAATGGGGCAAGCCGTTCACCGCCCCGGGCTTCACCAATTGGTTCCGCGACCGATGCAATCAGGCCGGGCTGCGCAAGGGGCTCTCCGCGCACGGGCTGCGCAAGGCCATGTGCCGGCGGCTCGCCGAGGCAGGATGCACCGCGCACCAGATCATGGCCATCAGCGGACACGTGACCCTCAAAGAGGTCGAGGTCTACACCAAGGCGGCCGATCAGGAGCGCATGGCACGGGCTGCGATCGAGAAACTGACGGAGAGCCTGGCGTGAACGGAACAGGTCTGAAATCTACAAACTTTGAGCGCCGATCTTACAAACAGTCGGCTAAGTCATTGAAATTGCATAACCCGCACATGCGGATGGTGGGCGGTGACGGACTCGAACCGCCGACTCTCTCGGTGTAAACGAGATGCTCTACCAACTGAGCTAACCGCCCTCGCCCAAGCTTTAACGCCGCGGCGCGGGCGATGGCAAGATGCGAGCGCAGGGC